GTGCTTACTTATTTACTGTTGATTTTGCCCACCCAGATAGTAATATACTAGATACTGATCATTCAGAAATTCCGCACGAGCACAAGTGCGCACACATACTTGCGTTGGAAAACGGCAATTATGCAGCTCAACCTAACAACAGACTAATATGGGACATTCCATCTTTCACAGTTAAAGATGAAATTCCTGACTGGAAAGTCCAAACTTCTGAGTGGAATGTAGAAGACACTCGTAAGTGGAGAACAGAAGACACAGATAATTTCTTCTACGAAATTGAGGAAAAGAAGCATGAGTAAATGTAAAAATTGTCATCACGCCTGTCATTGTGATGGAGATCTTCATGCAGATGAGTATGGTGTGTGTGTTTGTGATAATTGTAAATGTGGTAAAAAAAGAACTTACAAATATCAAAAAGACTATGCTACAGATCTTTCTTTTGAAAACGAGGTTAAATACGAATGAACTTAGCAGATTTATTGAAAAAAAATATTGTTATGGTACCAGTAGTAGCTTCAGTGCTAGTTGGAACATTTACTGGTGTTAGATATATTGTAAACCTTACAGACACTATCAATTCCAACCAACAACAAATTGTAGATCTTAAACGAGATTTAAAAGTTGCCGAAGATAAAATTGTAGATCAAAATACAAGACTAACTTCTGCTGAGTCTACATGGCAAATGGCAGAAAATTTATATAGACAATTAGCAGATCAAGTCAGAGAACATGACTATGATATTAAGGATTTAAATAGGTAGTTATGTATGGAGGTTGCCAGGATGAATTATTATTTTACAGGAATACTA